TTATATGGGATACCTTCTTCTTTTAAGAATTCGAGATATAACTCACCAAAATACACATTATTCATTATAACCTTTTCACCTTTAAGGAATCTACCCTGCAAGATTTTATCTGAAAATTTTGCTGCATCCTTTGCTGTGTGTGCGAAAAGATGTCTGTATGTTTCCAGCTTCTTAAAGTTGCCCTCACGCTTGTTATGTGGGTCATCATCATATCTAGATATATACAATTTACTCCAAATTATATCAGGGATAGAATTTTGAGCTTCTTCAAAATTTAGTAAGTTTTCTGGTTGGTTGTGATAAGTATATAAGTTCATGTTAGTATTTATAAATACTTGCTCAAATAACCCATTAAGATTGCTCTGGACGGGTTTTTTCATGGAAAGTACAATGCAAAAAATAGGAAGAAGCGCACACAAGATGTGTAAAGGGTTTGGACACAATTACAAAAGATTACCAAACGGTGATAAAAAGTGCCAACGGTGTGGGAAAATGTTGAAACACGTAACAGGAAGTGCCTATTAATTATAAATAGGTATTATGAACTTATACTACTTACTCCATGACCCTCAATCGCTAGAACATTACGACCCGCTGTTCCCAACGGTTAAGCAATTAGAAATTGATAAATATTGACGAGCTTTCTAGTGCTGAATTACATCTTGCTACATTAGAAAAGCTTAATAAGCTGTTTAAGGATTAAAAATGATAAAACTTAATTTGTTCAAGCACCATAATAAACCTGAAGAGCTTGAACATTACAATACCCCTATGATTAACAACGAAGGAGAAACGTTCTTACATTCTGAGTATCACAGTTTTGACGATAAAGAGGCGAAAGTAAGCTCTGAAGGTGATAAATATTGGTATGATAATGGCAAGCTTCACCGTGATGGTGATAAACCAGCAATCATAAAAAATAATGGTGATAAATATTGGATGCAACATGGTAAAGCGCATCGTGATAATGATGATAAACCAGCAATTATGCTCACTGATGGTGATAAGCATTGGTATCAACATGGCGAGCTTCACCGTGATGGTGATAAACCAGCAATTATTACTAAATTTAACAATTCAAAATTTTGGTACCAACATGGCAAGCTTCATCGTGATGGTGATAAACCAGCTATGATTAACAATAAATTGAAAAAGTGGTACCAACATGGCAAGCTTCACCGTGATGGTGATAAACCAGCTATGATTGACAATAAATCGAAAAGGTGGTACCAACATGACGAACTCCATCGTGATGGTGATAAACCAGCTATGATTGACAATAAATCGAAAAGGTGGTACCAACACGGTATATTTATTAAAGAGGAATCAATAAAAAAATAAAAACTGTTTACAGATTGAATTTAGTCTGATACAGTTTCACAAGTTCACTCATTGAATACATTTGAAACGTGGTGTTTGTTTCAATTACCTGACCACATTCATAAACAGTAACTTTACTGCTTGGTGGATAATAATAACAATAACTCAGGATATACTTCAATCGTTTCAGTGTAGTGAATTATAATAATATTGGGGGAGTAGGCTAACCCATCGAGCTGTAGTGGCTTTATATGTAAACATGCAACGTGATATTCAAATTCATATTTGACATAGGTAGGGATATACCTAATGGATTAACATACCATAAAATTATGGCATGGTAGTACAATATTATTATAACAATTTTCTAAAACTAAGAGATATAAGAAAGATAAGGCTATATGTATTTTATCACATTCAGTCTAATGATTTCTATTGTCTGAAGGAATCACAATGACATCTAACATACATTATGTGTATTTTATACAACAGACAGACAAATTTCAAAGTGATGGTAATGCCTTATTGAAAATAGGTGTATCTAATCAAGTTAATGAACGATTGCGAGCTTTACAAGTTAGTAACGCATACCCATTAGCCATATCATGCACAATCCCATGCGAAACTCGTAATGCCGCGTTTTTACTGGAGAAAAAACTTCACAAAATAGCATCTAATATCGGGAGAAAAATGAACGGAGAATGGTTCCAATACGTATCTTTAAACAAACTCCTTAAAATTGCAGAAGACACCGTAGCCACCTCGAACGAAAAATCTGGAATAATTACAGAAGACATTAAATTTTTCAAAACTAATAACACTAAAAAAGACCATAAAACATTATTTCCAAATTAAGGCAGGAAAATGTGAAATTGACACATCAAGTTTATGAACTAGAGAATACTATAAAAGTAAAGGATGATGAAATCGAACATCTAAATGATGAATTATCATTTTTCTTTAAATAAATTTGACATTCTCTACCATGTTGGTATAATAGACTCAACTTAAACGAAATGGTGAACGACATGGCTTATATGAATCAAGAAATGAAAGCAGAAATTAGAGCTGAATTGAAAAAAGTTCTCCCCAAATCTTGGAAATGGTCATTAGGTGTTAAACACTACAGCACAATAGTATTAACTATAAGCAAAGCTGATGTCAACTTATTAAAAGACGATGCAACCTATGCAGACATCAATACTTTCAATCTAGGTCATCATTTTTCTGGTGAAGTTTTAGCTACTTTTGAAAAAATAGTAAAAGCATTAAACTTAAACAATCATGATAATTCAGATTCTCAGACAGATTATTTTGATGTTGGTCATTACGTAAACTTAAACATCGGCAAATATAATAAACCTTTCGAAATAATTTGACATTCACTGTCACCCTGTTATAATAGACACATCTTAACCAACCAACACATTTATTATGTCTGAATCAAAACAAGATTTTATCAATAATGAGTTCTGGGTTTTAACTTTCGGTGCTGCATTTCAACATGCTGGGGTTTATGCTCCTAATGTAGATGCAAGAACGAAAGCTATTTTCCGATTAGGTATTGTGACTAAGATTGAAATGTTAGTCTTAGAAGAGTATAGCACCATGATGGTTGGCTCTGAAGACCATATGGCTAATCTACTATGGTTGAAAGATTGGATTGATGAAGTTTTCCCACAAGTGTTAAGGGGTTATGAAATCAAATTAGGTGTTGTTCAAAAATTGTTGAACATGTACTTGAAATATCAATGGTGTAATGGTAATATTCAAGAACCACCACATTGCCCATTCGACAGAAAGATTATCTCTGAGTTAGGTTTTAAATATAAAGAACGTCCAGTGTGGACTAAAATTAATACCATTGAAGAATATATGGAGCTTGTTGAAGCTGCCGAAAGAATGGCGGTTGATAAAACTTTATCTCAGTGGGAATTAGAAACTTTTGAAAGAGGTTAATATGAACCAGCGTATTGGAAAGTTTAAGGTAACTACCAACATGTTAAAGGGTGCCAGTAAAACGGTTAAGAAGGTGCTCTCTAAGCTTGAAATTCTTGATACCTACACGGAAGGTGATAATATCGTTTACATTGTTATATCACCCAAATTTGACCCAATTCCAGAACACAGCCCAATCCCTTGGTACCAATTCAACATTGTTGATAACGAAATCGTCTTAGAGAGGAAATTATGAAAAATGTAATATTGGTTCTTATTGTGTTAGTTCTAGGTTTTATTATGGTTGATAGAGTTACCAACACTTTAAAGAGTGAACCTGTTAAAATTATTAAAACAGATTCACCTAAAGTAGTCCCAGAAGTTTTAGCTTTATTGGGACTGGGTTTGATTTTGATGTATGTTACTAACAATCCACGTAAACGTGATTAGTATTTAATTACATACATCAAGGCTCTGTTACGAGGTCTTGTTTCTGCTCCACCACTGTAACCTGTATTTGTTCCTGATGAATTTGCAGTAACACTGAATACCCCAGAAAATGCTACAGCTACTTGAGCAGCATAAGAATCTTTTGTATGTCTGTGAGACTTATAAGCTTCAGCCTGATACGAACCAATAGCACGTCCGGTATCTACGCTTCTGTTATCAGCCCAACCCCTTATGAATTCGCCTCGTAAATCTGGAAGGTTAAATGTAGTGGAACCATTACCCGAACCATATAATGTGCCAACTTCAGCGAATAAAGTTGAATAAGTTGTTCTTGATACAGCAGACCCATTACATTTAATATAACCTGCTGGTATGCTTGATGTTGAAAACGCTATAACCGTTCCTGTAGGATTAGCCACCGCATTAGCCAATACATATGCCGTAGAAGCTATCACAGTGCTGTTGGTGCCATTTGAAGCCGTAGGTGCTGTTGGTGTTCCAGAAAATGCAGGAGACACCACAGGCGCGTAATACGTCCCATTTTGACCATCTAATAAATCAGCGTTTAATCCTGAACCTGAACCATGATTTCCAGAATGCCAAATTTTAAAAGCATTCGCTCCCATTGACCAACCACCAACAACTAAATCGTTAGTGCCACCATCTAAACCAAAATGAACCGCGTAATCACCAGCGATATGAAAAGTCATTAAAGCATCAGCACTTGATGTAGGCTGATAAACTTGAATACCATTGATAGCGGTAGTTTCTGTGAGAATATCTATACCAGCATCATTATCAACTCGCATAACAGTTCCAGATGATGTGGAATCCGTATCACTTCGAACGAATTGTGTGGCAGTAACACCATCAAGTGAATTGGCATTTATACCTTCACCACCAGCGGTTGCACCATCACCTATCCACATTTTCTTTGTGTCGGTGATGTATATCATTTCACCTTCTTTTGGTGTAATTCCTGAGCGAGAAGCTTCTAATCCTCTTCTTATTAACAATCCAGCCATATTCCTTTCCTCAATTGTGAGTATTTACCATATTTATAAATATATTACAAACAATGGAATTGATTAGGAACACTTTATGACACGTTTAGTAGCCAGAGCAGAAGCGTATGAAACGATTTACGACGCGTTTGAGCAGATAAATTTTGCTGCGTTTGATTACAACACAATCAAATCCAGTCTGATAGATTATTTAAAGCTTTACCACAAAGAAGATTTCAACGATTATATCGAATCAAGTGAATTCATAGCCATATTAGAAATTTTCTCATATGTCACAGAATTACAAATCTATCGACTAGATGTTAACGCAAACGAAAACTTTATAACACAAGCACAAAGAAAGCAATCTGTTTTAAGATTAGCTAAGTTCTTATCATATAACGTTTCTCGTAACATAGCAGCTCGTGGTCTGGTTAAGATTCAAAACATTTCAACCAGTGAAGATATATTCGATAACAACGGTAATAATCTTGCCAACGTTACAATCGTGTGGAATGACCCAAACAACCCTAACTGGAAAGAACAATTCATCTTAGTAATGAATCGTGTTCTTAAACAAACATTCGGCTCGGTATCACCAACAGAACGTATTCAAATTGATGATGTTCTATTTGAATTGTATGAGTGGGAAAATATACCATTTTCCAACGGTGTGGTTCCTTATTCAACAACAGTGTCCGGTGAAAGTGTTCCTATGGAACTAACACCCGTATCATTGATAACTTCTGGACCACAAGAAAAACGTCCTGAACGTTCATCAGCTTTCTCATTATTATATGGTTCTGATGGTTTAGGTGATAGTTCAGACACAACAGGATTCTTCTTATTCACGAAGCAGGGCGCGTTGTCATACCAAACTAACACATTTGATGGTGTTACCCCAAATCAAACATTAACCATCCCTACAAGAAACATTAACGACACGGATGTATGGATTAATGCTATCGACCAAGAAACTGGCGAAACTCTTGATGATGGTTCAGATGCAACAGCTAAAACAGGCGAATGGCAAGAAGTTGATTTAGCACATGCACAAAATGTTATCTTTAACACAAATCCTCGCAGAAATAAATATGAAATTGAAACATTAGAAGACGATAATATTAAAATCATTTTCGGTGATGGTGAATTCGCTGACATTCCTAGTGGTGCTTTAGATATTTGGATTCGTACTTCGATTAACAAAGTTATCACCATTCCTAAGAATACAATTGTTAATCAACCAGCAAACTTTAACTATGTGGGTTTAGCTGGTAACACACAAACATTCAAGTTTGCCTTCTCTTTAATTAACTCGTTACAAAACAGTTCAGCATCAGAAGATATTGAACATGTGAGAAGAACCGCTCCTGCTGTCTATTACACACAAGACAGAATGGTAAACGGTCGAGATTACAATACGTTCATGTTACAAGATACTACAATCTTAAAACTTAGAACATTGAACCGCACCTTTTCCGGTGATTCAAAATACTTACACTGGCATGAACCTAAAGAAAATTATGAAAGCGTTAAATTGTTTGGTGATGATTTAGCTCTGTTCTATAAGAGCGGTGAATCAACCAACAATGTTTATAACGAATCATCAGCTTCTACTGTGTTTAACAACAATGTCCAACCGTTATTAAGTTCAAACGATTTCTTCACCATCATGACCACTAACGGTGTGTTACCTGGTGATGTAAGAAAAGAATTTACAGAATCAGAAACATTAACTATTGTTCAAGCTATGGAAGATGCTGCTACAAGTTCACCACAAACGTTACATTTATTCTATTCAATAGAATTAGATGAATGGGTTTATGTGTTGAAAAACCTATTAGATGCAGACTTTTCAAATGACCTACCTTTCTCAACACCAAGTTATGATGTTGATGCAGTGTTATATGACATATCAAACCCTTGGAATGGTGTAACATTATCCGGTGATGGTATGATTGTGATAGAAGTTAGTGGTTTAGATTGGACGATTTCACATCAACTTAAACGTTTAATAACCCAAAGCACCGAAACGCGTTTCTGGAACAGTAATGATGCCAACAGAATATTATCATTCGACACATTATTATCTAATCAAGATGAAATTATATTATTAGATGCTAATAAGAACGATAAACGTGATAATATGTTAGAACAGAATTGGCACTATAACGTTATCGGACCTGAACTTGCTGAACCATCAATTCCTATAAGTGGGTTAATTGACATACACAGTTTAAACGTGATGCCAATTGATACAACAGAAGATAATGTTCCAGACAATATTGACCTTGATGGTATTATTAGCCCAACATATGATATGGTAAGCGGTGAGAGTATAGATTTTGGTTTTATCGCTTTAGTGCAAGATATTACATACGATATAGGTTCAATAAACACCGTATTTCATTATTATTATAACGATGAAAGACGTGTTACGTTCAACTCAACAACACCTACTCCCGTAGCTGTTGTGCCAGATGAAACAGTAACATCCCTTCCTATCATAACTAATGGTACTATTAACTATGATGCTATAAACTATAAGCAATATAATGGTGTTTCGTGGGATTCACTAAGCCTTACATCTTTACCAAATCCTCCTACATATCAACCATATTTGTATTGGACTGATACATCAGTAAACCAAACTTATAAATTTGTTAATGATGTTTGGGATTTAAGTGAAGTGTTTGATTATAACGGGTTAGCTCCAGATAATCTACCAAATGACACTAAATGGTATAATGGGTCAATATTACACAATTATAATGGCGTTTCGTGGAATGTTATATCGGATTTTGTTGATTCCAATGTTGTGTATCATTATGACACCAATGACATGGTGTTATATGATTGGGATGGTGTTGAATTTAAAGATGTCAGTGTCGGAACGGTGAAGGTAATTCATGAACCTGGTGATGCGTTTGAAGCTAGTGATTATTTTGATAACGATATTTGGCATAACAACACGTTAGATTCGTTTTTAATGTATAACAACACTATTCCAGCTACCCCAGTTTGGGACGATATGGATGTTGTAGTAGATTCTAACCCCCCTATAGAAGCTACTGTTGATAATCATTGGGTAAATAATTCAGTAGATGAAACAGTCCACAGATATGATGGTGCAAACTGGAACTTGGTGAATTCGGTGTTCTCTAGTACGCTTGATAGTATTGCTAACCCAATATTGGATAATCATTGGGTAAATAACTCAGTAGATGAAACAGTCCACAGATATGATGGTGCAAACTGGAACTTGGTGAATTCGGTGTTCTCTAGTGTGTATGTTGGAGTCGCTGATTCCGTATTGGATAATCATTGGGTAAATAATTCAGTAGATGAAACAGTCCACAGATATGATGGTGCAAACTGGAACTTGGTGAATTCGACATTTATTACCGAAGTTGATAGTATTGCTAACCCAGTATTGGATAATCATTGGGTAAATAGTGTTTCTGAAACAGTACACAAATATGATGGTGCAAACTGGAACTTGGTGAATTCAGTGTTCGCTACCGAAGTCGCTAAACCAGTATTGGATAATCATTGGGTAAATAACTCAGTAGATGAAACAGTCCACAGATATGATGGTGCAAACTGGAACTTGGTGAATTCGGTGTTTGCTACCGAAGCCGCTAACCCAGCATTGGATAATCATTGGGTAAATAGTGTTTCTGAAACAGTACACAAATATGATGGTGCAAACTGGAACT